GCGTAGACGGGATGTTGTTCCTGACGGAGGGTCAAAGAACAACACCGTCCCTGAGGACGGTCCATACTCGTAATCGAGCAGATGGACACCCGAAGGGTAGGAAACACCAAACTAGGTCAGCAGATTCTAAAGGTATGGGAAGCAGACATTGCGCCCTAACAGAGCTCATTTCTCCTTGGAGTATGAGTTGATGAGGGTGTTAACTGTGACCACACCGCCTCCAGAATTTACCGATTAGTTCCTAATTCAGCATTGGGGATCCCACCCGGTGTTGATAAAGCGTGCTAGTAGAGGTCACTAAATGTGACATCTGCTTCGATGAGAAAATTACCGATCTGACCACCTTGCGCCAGACTATTGTCTGAATAAAAGCGTAAGTAGCCAGGGGAGAAAGCCCGAAGACTTCCTTCACCAATCGCAGTCAATGCAATGGTGGAAGCTTCGTCGGTATTTTTCGATTCTCTCTCTTGCTCGGTGTCAGGAGTCCAATTGAAGGTTATGGGAGCTTTCACATCTGTGAGAACACCACGACGTTCAATACAGCCTTGTTGATAGAAGGTGGTTGTCATTTGCTTATGATTCGGATTGAAGCATAATGCAAGACTACCAGTCGTACTATCAGAACAGGTTGGGATATAGGATACTTTGACAGAATGCCAAGCGACTGTCTGGAATGTATTACATAGACTTCCAAAAGGAGTGGATGTAGTACCCAGTGAGCCGTTCGAATTTGTGTTTTTGTATCCTAGCCAGTAATCTATGGCCATTGCTCCAGTCCCACCATTGGTGGGTGAGTAAAAGGCCGGGAAGACTGCCCGGATACTCTGACGAGAAGGAGAGCGAGGTATTGCACGACTATTCTTTCCATGTCGGTTACGGGACTTTTTGGATGATTGGCTTCTACCATTCATAACCTGAAAGTTCTTAGAACCTCGAGACGGTACAGTTGTAATCGTCTGAGCGTTCCCGACGGAAGATAGATAGTTAGTGGCGCCTCGACCCAAGGCATTCGCTCCGGCTGTAATAACGCCAGGGGTCTGCCTGAGTAGAGCATCGAGTGCATATAGTCCCATTGGGACCATAGCAGAGCGCGCATAGGGGATTAGTTGGTTTGAGTTTCTTGAGTTTGTCATAATTCATTCTCTCCATCATGGTAGCAAACGCTACTAGGAGAAGATTGTTTCCATGGCTCACGTCAAAATCGTTTGTTTCAAGCTACAGCTATAGGTTGTGGCCCAGGAATTGCGAAACAAGAAGCTCAGCAGATTCAGTTGTGAAAGGTTCATCTTTCAATTGATAGAAGAACCTGGGTGTGCGGAGTGAGTAGAGACTCTCTAGATCATAAGGATAAATGGGAAGTTTGGGATGTAAACGAGCAAAACGTCGGAAACGGCGCCAAAAGAAATTGGACTGCTTCTTAGTTCCATCCGGTTTTACAAACCAACGGTGGATGGCCATAAGGCCCAAAAAGAGTCCACCATCCCTACTGTAGGGGTCTGGGAGGAGGGAACCGAAAGGCCCTCTATTTGTCACTACAAGTGGTCCAACTTCAGAAGAAGATGACCACTCAAAATGCTTAAGAAGAAAATCTTTTCTGATCATCTTCTGTGCCATTGTTAAGTAGCGAGAATAGTCGGTCCGTCGACCTTCCATCCAGTTAAACAGTCCATTGGTATGGGCTGCAACCCACAGTCTTTTAAACCTTGTGAACTTCTCTTCACCGGGATAAGGTACACCAAGGCAGCCAGCTGCTCTAGGTCCATCCTTTGGTCCAGGAAACTGGACTAACCAGTGACGATAACGTTTCCAAAAGAAGCGAATCGCCCTATCCAAGTGTTGAGAAGGAACAGTTTTCTCGAAATCACGCCAGAGACCGGGAATGATATCGTATGCGGTTTGTTCAATACCCCTCTCGTTCATTTCGAGAAGGAAGCTATTGACGAGCAGACCCACATTAGGGACTGGCACTCGTTCTAGTTTATCACTAGATTTAGACCATACGTAGCATTCGGAGTTTATCATTGCCATGTCACGCGAGTAATAGTTTTTCCCAAGGGAGAACTTTAATCCGGCACGGGAAGTAATATACTTCCAGCGGCGGTACTCGACCGGTGTTGCACGGAACAAAACGTCATCCCCATTAATGAGGAATTTACGACCTTTATTCAGTGCCACACGGGTGGCAGCAGCATTGATAACGCAGAGGAGAGGAAAAGATAAAATATTTCCCATCATCTGCCCTCTGGTAACATGAAATGGTTTGAACTCATCTTGCGATGGGAATAAAACCAGCTGTTCAAAAGAGTCATAAGCCAATGATTTGAGATGAGCCTCATATTCTTCTGATAACCAAAAGGAATCAGGGAATTTAAATGACATCTTCTCAAACATTGCACTCAACGCACACCGGGTCGTCCAAAGGAATAAGTTATCTGTGGCGGCTTCATAGTCACCAGAGACGTACCTTTCACCGTGTTTCAACCTTCCCACCACTTGGTTGATGCAGATATCTACCGGTACACCACCTGTCAATTGATAAGTGGGTACTTTCCGTAGGGATCCATGCATTGCTTTCTGGACAGGTCTCAAGAGCTGTAATTGCCAGGACATCTTAGTGATAATCCGAACTTTTAAAGGCTCAAGTAGACCGACTGGTACAGCAACCTCACTACCTTCAGGACGATTTAATAAATCGTCCAGTAGCTTAACGAGGATGGATTCCCAGGACATCTGAACTACTGTTGGAATATCAGCAGGACGGACAGTAGATAACAATCTATCAGCGAGATCAATACGCGAACTCAAAAAGTAAGCATTTTGAAGATCAATGAGAGCTGCATCACGCCAGGGTGAAGCATTCTCTTGTGAGATAGCGTCTTTAAGAAGCTGTCTGGTATGACCCTGGAGACCGCCGGATAACCGGGGGTTCTCTACACAAGAGGATACTGAAGGAGCGAAGGGAGTTGTATAGTCAGCAACCATAGGAGGAAGTCTTTCGACCTCTTTACGGATGGCTACTTCCAACACCTTTCTGAAATGAAACACGGGAGGATCGGGACGGATTAGGGCTTCGGCGTAAGCCTCGACCTTTAATCTAACAAATTCTTTCGGCACACGTGGAAATAATCTCTTTGAGTAGTTTATTAAAGCTGCTAGAGAGATTGCTCTCCGTGTCGAAAGACCCTTCTTCAACCGAATCTGCAAGAATCGACGTGCTTGGGGTGTCAAGATCCCGAAAGGGGCATCTTGAAGTCCAGGTGGTAACTCATCACCAAGAACATATGGAATCCAAAAGGAAACAAAGTTCTTGATAAATGTGATGACATCACCGTAAGACTTGAGCTTGTGGCTCACCATCGCCTTACGCACATCGATAATGGAGGTAAATCTCCTGCCGACCAAGTTTAACGTTTCCGCTAAAGCTTGATCGCAGGCGGTCAGGAACTCCTCCGGGTTCCTGACCTTTTGCGATCGCAATCTGGATTTCCTTGGAAGTTTTCCCCTTTCCAAAGGTAGTCCAGCGTTCAATTGCTCTCGCCTTGGGTGGTTCTTTCGTGAACCGCTCGAGTCAGAACATGTCGAAACATGCCCCTCTCTGAACGAGAGTGAGGTTGATAAGTGAATTCGTT